GGGAGAAAATTGCGAGCACTCAGAAGGCGCGCAGGGCAACAAAGCGTCCCGGCGTTGGTATTGACGGCAACAACGTGCACTGGTGGTTTCTCGGCACGAAAGAGCGGTACACAGGGACGAAACGCAATCGGGTTGGTGGACGACGTGGGCGTGGTGGCTGGCGTGGTAAAGAGGTCCGGGTGGATACGGGCGCTCCAAAAAAATATCGTGGCAGTATGCCACCGCAGGGTAAACCGATCATTGTCACAGCAGCAGGGTACAGCGGCAACATACGCGAGATCATCCGCACGTGGTACAGCGTCGGCATCGCGATTGAGGGGAACAAAAACAAGTGATTACAGGAATTTTGAATCTGTTGATCAACACCGCAGCGATCAGCAATCTGATTGGCAGTCGGTGTTACGTCAACAAAGCACCGCAAAAGGCGGCGTTGCCGTACATAGTTTTGACGCAGCTGAACAGCGAGGAATTTTTGAGTCTGGACGCAACCACGAGCACACTGCGGAGCATCGTGATTGACGTGGATTGCAAGGGGCGGACGTTCCCCGAAACTGAGTCACTGGCAAACGTTGTCAGGACACGATTGACCGACTACAGCGGAGCAGCTGGCAGCTATACAGTTGGGGCCACAATCTTCAATTCCGAAAGCCACGATTACGAGCCAGCAACTGACGGCAGCGACAACGGGGTGTTTGCAATAACGTTGGACTACGACATTATTTTCAATCCATAGGAGAACCCAGAAATGGCAAAGCTGAAAGTCAAAGGCACGGTGATTGAACAGGGCAGCGGCACCACCTACACGGCGGTGGCACAGGTCACAGGGTTCAGCATTAGCGGAATCGAAACGGAAACCTACGACAGCCGAACGCTTGACGGCACGGTGGGCGTGGAGTACGACCCGACAGGATTCACCGAGGGCGGCAGCGTCACGTTTGATTTGCTCTATGACCCTGCACTGGCCGGGCATCAGGCAATTACCGATCTGGCCGTGGCCGGACACCTGACCACGAATGGACTGCCGAACGACGTGAACTGGAAAGTGAAATTTGCTAACACGTCGAGCACTGAATTGACGTTTGTGAGTTCCGGAATCGGCGTGGACATTACAGGCGACGCAACCGACGGGCTGCGAGCGTCCATCACGCTGAAGTGCGATGGTTGTCCTGTATTGCCTACCTGATGAGGTGATCTGATGAAGTGCAGAACAACGCGGGATCTCGGAGTGGTCGATGCGTGGCAGAGTCCGCTGATTGTCGAGTCTGACAGTCGGCGGTTTCTCCCGGTCGGCACGGTCATTGACCAAACCGAGCATCCCGAAACAAATTGCGTGGCACTGGTTCGCAACGGCGAAGCGGTACCACTGGATGACGAGTGCAGGGCAGCGGCTGCAATGACGCAGGCGCAAATCGACGCGGCGGTGCAGGCACAATACAGACTTCACCAGCCGGAAACACCAGACGATTCAGAGGGGGCAGACGATGAGGACAGTGATTGACCCGGCAGCATTTCGGACACCGTTACCAGTCCCACGGGAGGACGTAGCAGTGCCGGAATTCGGTGAAGGTGTGGTGGTCCCGGTGTGGGGCATGACGGCACTGGAGCGGACACGGTTTGAGCAATCCATGCAGGGCAAATCCGGACCAGTGGCCGCGCGTATCCTTGAGATCCGCGAGCGGCTGGTGGTTGCCTGTTGCAAGTCTGATGATGGCGTTCCGTTGTTTACGACAGCGGACGTGCAGGCGATCGGGCAACAGCGGGCGGACGTGGTTGAGCGAATCGTGAACGCAGCACAGCGGTTGTCGGGATTCACCGCGGCGGACATCGAGACCACAGCAAAAAACTGAAACGTGATCCAGTGCGGCTGACGGCGTATCGACTGGCCGAGGTAATGGGCTGGCTGGACGTTGACGCAATGCTGGATCACATGACCCCGCAACAGTGGCAGGAATGGCAGGCGAAGGACGCAATAGACCCGATTGGGCACCGTGGCACACATGAGGCACTGGGGATCTTTGCAGCGATGGTTGCCGGAGCATTGGGAGGCAAGGACGTGACACCGAACAGCGTCATGTGGTGGCGTGGTGAGCAGGAATCGAAACCGGCAAGCCATGACGTTGCAGCGATGGCACTGCAGGCAATAGGAGCAAGACGCCGTGGCTAGTCTAGGGACGTTGGCAGTCAATATCGGGGCGAATACCAGGCCGCTGAAACAGGGGCTGGACAACGCACTGGGGCAGGCCAAGGCGTTTGCGTCTGGAGTCCTGCAGACGTTTACCGGGTTGCAGTTGTCCAGCCTGTTTTCTGGAGCTGTGCAGCAAGTCAAGAGCATGACGTTGGGCGTGATCAATCTGGCTGCTGAGGCCGAGGTTGCACGCGCCAATTTCTCAACGCTGTTGATGGACGTGGACAAGGGGGCGAAGCTGTTCAGCGAGTTGGAAAAATTCGCGGCACGGACTTCATTCAGCGTTCAGTCAGCAGGCGAAGCCGCAACGATGTTGCTGGCGAAGGGTGTCGGCGAAACAGACATCATTCCAACAATGCAATTGCTGGGCGATCTGGCAATGGGCAATTCGGAAAAGCTGGGGTTTCTTGCCAAGGCGTACACGGACGTGCAGGCTAAGGGCAAACTGATGGCACAGGAGCAAAATCAGTTTGCGGAGAACGGCATCAATCTGTTTGAGTTACTGACGAAAACGACAGGGAAAAGCACAGCTGAATTGATGCAGATGCGGGAGTCGGGACAAATCACGTTTGGCATGGTGCAGAAAGCACTGATTTCCGCGACTTCTGAGGGCGGCAAATTTTACGGAGCACTGGAAAAAGCAAATGCCACATTCACGGGCCAGTGGAATTCATTGATTGAGGGCGTGCAGACGCTGGGGCGCATGCTCGGCGAAATGGTTCTGCCCCATCTCACGGCAATGGCAACGAAAGCAAATGAGATCCTGCAGGCGTTCGCGGCAATGCCAGAGAAGGCAAAATTTCTGGCCGACGTGTTGGTGGCAGCGATCGACGTGGGGCTGGCGTATCTTGAGGACCAGTGGCCAAAGCTGATGGCGAAACTGGGGAAGAGCACGGCAAGCGGTCTGCAGCAAGTAATGGAGTTAGCAAACCCGGTTGTGCAGGGCGGCAAGGCAATCCGCAGGTTGTTTGAGCTGGCACCGCAATTGCCTGCAGTGTCACCACTGGACACGGCGCAGGAACGATTGACAGGACTCTTGAAGCAGCTGCAGGGCGGAGCAGGTGCAGGCAAAAAACCGGACGTGCTGAAAGCCGTCGAGGATCAGATTGCGAACGCACCAGCGCCGGATTTGGGCAAGGCATTCAGCACGTTCATCGAGAACGCCAAAGGCACGGCAGAGCCGATTGTGTCAGCAATCAATACATGGCTGGGTGGCAAGCTACTGCAGGCCGACGTAATGGCGGCGCAATTGTTTGGGAAAAAGCCTGCAGCCGTCAAAGGTGATCCGATGGCGAAGTTTGCCGGGGCGGTTCAACAGGGCAGTGCGGAAGCGTTTGACGCGATCCGCGCAGCAATTGAGCAGACACAAGACCCCGTGGTGGAAGCTACTGAGGAACAGACGGACAAACTGCTGCAACCACTTGAAAACATTTTCCAAGCGGTGAAGAACGGATTCGTGAACAAAGTCGTGGGCAATCTGCTGGACTGAGAACATATGGCGGTAACATACGTTGGCGAATTGTCAGAGGGCAGGCGAGCGACGAACAGCCGCGGCGTGAGGACCTACACGCGCGTGTTTCGATTGACGACATCCAGCCAAACAGACAACGCATATACGGTAGGGAGCAACATCAGTTTGCCGGTGATCGGCAATACATTCCCGAGCGACGGCAACGCATACTGCACCGATCTGGACGTGCAATGCGTGCGTGGCTGGCGTATTTGGGATGTGACGGCGACATACTCAACCGAACGGCAGTTAAACACGACGCCAACATCTGACCCGGTGTTTGTGCAATGGGACACGGAACAGTTTCAAAAGCCTGCCACACAGGACAAGGACGGCGACGCAGTCGTCAACAGTGCTGGCGATCCGTTTTTACCGCCAGAGCAAATGGACGACAGCAGGCGTGTTGTGACCATCACAAAGAATCTATCATCCGTTCCCGCGTGGATTCTGACGTATCAGGACGCTGTCAACAGCGACACGTTCACGATTGACGGCATCAGCATCGCAATTGGCGAGGCGAAAATGCAGCGCGTCAGCGTTGGGCCAGCGGAGATCCGCAACGGTACCGCATTCAGGGCCGTCACGTTCGTGATTGCGTTACGGCGTGACGGCTGGGCGTATAAGATTTTGGATCAGGGATACAAAGAGAAAGACCCGGCAGACTCAACAAAACGCAAATTGATCACTGTGCGGGGACAATTGCCAACATCGCCAGTGCTGCTGGACGGCAATGGCAATCAGTTGGCAAATCCAGCCACAGCAAACGCCGTGTATCTGACCTACAACGTTTACAAAACACAAGCCTTTTCAAGTCTGCCGCTGACATGACAACGCAGGGCTACCAACTGAGCGCAGAGGCAATCCGGCAGCTGAAGAAGCTGACCCGTGAGTGGTTTGCGTTTTGGAAAAACGAACTGCCCACAAACCTGTATCCGGGAGTCGTCAGAGATCAGCGACGGCAGGCGATTCTGGAGGCGGATTTGTTGGCGGCTGTGGACACGTTGACAGATCCCAGCACGGCACCTGCGCGTCTGCTGAATCTAACAGCCGCGGGCGATTTGGAACTGAGCGACGAAACCGTTACCGTCGTGAACCGATTTG